AAGGTCGCAAGTGATCTAGCAGGTTTAGCTCCATCCATTTCGCGGCTTTTTGATGCCAAGAGCACCGCTACCAAGGCGATGCTTCAGGCTAAGCGTACAGGTGGTAAATCAAACCTTGGTGCGGCATTACAAATCGAGATGGCGCTCGATGAGGCGAAGCGGTTTGAAGCCCAATTGCAACTGTTGTTCATGCAGGCGGGACGCATAGACGTGTGGAACTCAGCTAAGGCTCGTCAAGCCGAGATGGATCGAGATGATGCTAGAGAGATGGCAGAGCTAAAGGCTGAAGAGAAGAAACGCAAGGAAGAAGAACAAGAGCAAATGGCGTGGGCTATTGGCGTTGTTGTGATTGTGATGCTCCTTGGCGCTGTTGGCTGGGGCATTGCTGAGATACAAGATTACTGTGCCAAGACAAGGTGTGGTCGGTGAATGAGTACCAAAAGCAGTTTGACCTCTTCCTTAAAGTCTTTGTCAGACTGTGTATTGCTTGGTGGGTGCTTGGCCTGCTCCGCTTCCTGCCTGACGAGTTAGCCGACAAGGTCGTGACCAAGATATTGGGGATGTTTGGACTATGAGTGAAGAAAAGCCAGCAGATGTACTAAGCAAGGTGCTGTCCTATGTGGATAGCCCATTCAAGCTGTTTGCGTTGATCCTTATGGCGGTATTTGCATTCTCTGGCTACTTTGTTTGGCAGAACCAAGCTTTTCTATTTGAGGCATACAAGGAAAACAAGAAGCTTCCGATGATTGCGGAAGACAGGGCTGAGGATGTTGTAGCTCATCTGTTCAAGAACACAGACGCAACGGTGGTCGCTATATTCAAAGTCAACCCACTGTTTGGCACAAGAGTTCTGTTTCGAGCCTACACCAGAGAAGGTAGAGATAAAACGCATGACGGGCTAGATGTTGGGCTGTTCACACAGAGTTCAGCCAACAACCGTGATGTGATTGCTCTGATGGCTAACGAGATACCTTGCAGTGAATATGCAGTAGCTCAAAGCGAAATTGGGCTTTGGTACATCGAGAAGGGCGTAACCTTTGGATGCCGTGTAAGTGTGCCTCCAGAGCAAGGTCGGTTTGTTGGACAGATCACCGTTGGTTGGGACAAGGAACCCAAGGACATCACCAAGGCAGTAAGCATGATGCAGATTGCAAGTACCATGCTGAGTAAAAGCAAACAGTAAAGGACGACTATGGCTCAGTTTGAACCAGCTTTTGAGCTAATGATCAAAGATGAGGGCGGCTACGTCCTCCACGATGTCGAGGGCGACACAGGCGGTATGACCTACGCTGGTATTGCCCGTAACAAGAACCCACAGTGGAATGGCTGGGCGCTTGTGGATAAGAAGGAATTCGGTGGCTCCCTGACAGGTATGGTGCGAGAGTTCTACCGTGTCGAGTTCTGGGACAAGATGCGTGGCAATGAGATCAATAACCAAGACGTAGCCAACACCATCTTTAACTTTGGTGTAAATGCTGGCATGGGCATGGCTGTAAAGCTCGCCCAATTGGTCGTTGGGGCTACCCCTGACGGCGGAATAGGCGCCAAAACGGTCGAAAAGCTCAACCAGATTACTGACGGACAGCGGTTCAAAGAGTCCTATGCCTTGGCAAAAATTGCCCGTTACGCTGAAATTTGCAACAAAAACAGAACCCAGTCCAAGTTTTTGCTTGGCTGGATTAACCGAACATTGAAAGGTCTAGCATGAGCTTGCTTGGCGTTGGATCAATTATTGAAGCCGTGGGCAAGGTTGCAGGCGACCTGATCACCACTGACAAAGAGAAGATGGAGATGGAGATTGAGCAACGAAAGCTCGATCTTGAAGAGAAGAAAATCGACCAAGCTACAAACTTAGCCCAGATCGAGGTTAACAAGGTTGAAGCGGCATCCTCTAGCGTATTTGTCTCTGGCTGGCGACCTGCCATCGGCTGGATCGGTGTGGCGGCTATGGGCTACCAGTTCCTACTCTACCCTCTTTTCCAGTGGGCTTGGAAGTACTTGCAGGCTATGGGTTGGGTTCCTGTCGGAATGGAGCCTCCTCCCGTCCTTGACGCTGACCAGCTCTGGGTCATCCTCTCAGGCATCCTTGGTATCGCTGGTATGCGCTCTTTTGAGAAGACTAAGGGCGTGGCAAGCAAGTAACCTTGTCACAAGTTAAAAGGCATACTAAAATGTCCCAACGAATCTACGAGGTGAACGCATGACGACCGCAAGTGTTATGACCTATGACAGCTTGGTCGAAAACATCCAGTCCTATCTGGAGCGTACAGACCCTGCCACAATCGAGAAAATCCCTCTGTTTATCATGCTTGCTGAGCAGGTTATCGCCTCTCAGATCAAGTTCTTGGGCAACATGACTGTCAACACCAGCAACATGGTGATTGGCGAGAACATCATTGCCAAACCAGCCCGTTGGCACAAAACGGTCTCAGTTAACGTCACAGTAGCTGGACAGCGCCAGCCAGTCTTTAACCGCAGGTATGAATACCTTCGCGAGTACTGGCCTAACCCCGCATCCACAGAAGTCCCCAAGTTCTACTGCGACTACGACTACACCCATTGGTTAATTGCTCCCACACCAAACGATGATTACGCCTTCGAGGTTTTGTACTACGAGCGAGTGCAACCCCTTGATTCTTCCAACCAGACGAACTGGTTTACGCAGTACGCTCCTCAAGCGCTCCTGTATGGTGCTTTGTTGCAAGCTATGCCGTTTTTGAAGAACTACGACCTAGTTCCTTCATGGCAAGCCCAGTACAAGCTCATCATGGACACCTTGATGGCTGAAGACAAGTTGCGTATCGCAGATCGTCAAGCAGTGGCACAAGACTCATGAGTTACAACAGCCCATTTACAGGTCAGGTCATTCAACCGACCGACGTCTCCTTCCGTGCCATTACGCTGAGTGCTAACACCCAGTTGCAGTGGCCTATCAACGGTAACGCAACAGACGACTACGCCGCTAGGATCATGCAGGTTACGGCAACTACGGCAGGTCTAAACCTGTACATGCCCCCTGCAAACCAAACCTCGGTTGGTAATGATGCGCTGATCAGAAACACTGGTGCAAACACCTTCACGGTCAAAGACTTTGCTGGCACAAACACCATTGTCTCTATTGCCGCTGGTGAAACCAAGTACATCTACGTCACCACCAACACGACTGATCAAGGCACTTGGGGAATTATTGCTTTTGGTGTTGGAACATCTTCTGCTGATGCGGCTACCTTGGCTGGATACGGTTTGGTTGCCTCTGGCGCTACGCTGAATCAAAGCCACCCAGTTGTGTCTTTAACAGCAGGTTACACATTTGTTGCTAATGACCGAGCCCAAACTTATATTTGGGGCGGCGGTACAACGACAGCTACTTTGCCTGCTAGTGCCACGGTTGGAAACAACTGGTTTACTCTTCTGAAGAACAACGGTACAGGAACCCTGACTGTTGGCACAACTGGTTCTGAGCTAATTGATGCTGGTCTGACAAAGACGTTTGCTCCTAACGAGTCAGCGTTCTTGATCTCCACTGGTTCTGCTTACGTGACCGTAGGATACGGAACAAGTACCCAGTTTGAGTTCACAGCTTTGGTTAAGAACGTCACTGCTGGCGCCTATACCTTGACGGCTAGTGAAGCATCAAACACCATCCAGACGTACGTTGGAACCCTGTCTGGTAACGTCACAGTTACCTACCCTCCTGTGGTTAACTTCTACGTGGTAAGTAACCAGTGTAATGCTGGCGCTTTCACGCTGACCATCACAACAGGCGTCTCTGGTGGTGCTACAGCTACGATCCCCTCTGGTGGTCAGGCTACGCTGATCTGCGACGGTACAAACTTCTTGAACGCCAACACAGCGCTGGCTGGTGGTGTGTCTTTGTCGCTGATCAACGGTACGGCAGGGGTTCCTTCGCTGAACTTCTCATCGGAGACGAATACGGGCTTGTATCGCCCCGGCGCGGGTCGCTTCGGTATCTCCGTCTTGGGAACACAGATCGTTGACGTTGACGCAACTGGTACGCAGGTCACTGGTGCGATTGATGCGACTAGCACTGGAACTTTTCTTGGCGGTGTTAGAGGCGGAACGTTCTCATGACAAAAAAGGTCTTTGCCCTTGATACGAAGCCGGGGATCCAGCGCGATGGCACGGTCTTCGACAAAGACTTCTACAACGACGGCAGATGGGTTCGTTTCCAACGTGGTCGCCCTCGCAAGATGGGTGGCTACCGCCAAATAACCGCCGCCCTTGCTGGCATCTCCCGCGGTATCTTTGTTGACTCTGAGAACGGTTTCTCCAAGATCTTCAACGGCTACCGCAACGGTTTGCAAGTCATCGAGATCAACAACAGTGGAGTCGGTGCTGGTATTACCAACTTCGTGATCTCCTCGCCCCTAAACTCTTTGGGCACGATCACCGCTGGCTCTCAATATACAAATGGCTCATATATAGCTATCCCCTTAACTGGTGGTAGCGGATCAGGCGCAACAG